GAATAGGAGATTCTGCTTTTAATACAATGGATTGTTTTTCTTTAGGACAAACACAAGAAGGAATATATAATCAATTAGAAAATCTTAGAGTAAAATACTCTGGTAATTATGATGGAGTTCTTGGTTCTATAAAGAACTTTGAATACGTTCTAATGCCAAACGGTGGATACGAATGTACAACTGTTTTGATTAGCATAGGAGACGTTATTGATTCTATACGAATGAATAATTTAACTTCCGAAATAGTAGAAACTGTAGACACTGCAAAAATTGAGTCTGCTGAAAATGGAAATACAGCACAAGGCACATCACCGCAGACTTTAGGAAAAGAACTGAAAACCCAGTTTGAAAAACTGATGGATCAATACTGCAGTTTAACTCCTAAAAACAAAAGGGATGGATATCCAGTTATTACTAAAATAGACAATGACATAAAAGAAAAAGACAAAAAGAGTATAGATAAATCGATATATACTTATTCAGATGTCTTATTCTTCAGTAAGCAATCAAAAGGAATTCCAGGAGACAGGAGGTTGTATCAATATATTCAAATGGGATATTTTTTACATGTATTAAATGTTTTTAAAAACCTATATGATACATCTAAACAACCTTTATTTAATATTGAGATCCCCGCTACTCCAGAAAACTTAGACAATTTATCAAATGGTTTATGCCAGGCCTCTTTCAATAGTGTAAGTGTAGATCCAACAATTTGTTTAATAAAAAATGAAAAAGCTACACTATTTTATAAAGAAGATGAAGATGGAAAGACGTCAAAAGGATTTGTTCCTAATTTAATTCCATCTGAAGAATATCCTACTGTAAATAAAAACGGAGATCAAAAGTTTGACCCCAGTGTAGTAGGACAAAAACTAGAACCGTACTTGTATGCAGATACTAATTTTGGACAGATAAAAAACATCTACCTAAACATTGCCAATATAATAGAAATATACAAAAAGCAAAATAAGGAGAACGGAGGGTTTGTATATCTAGGAAAGTTTATATCAGAAGTGTTGTCGCAAGTATCTTTTGCATTGGGTTCTATAAATGATTTTGATAAATACGTAAATGATAACAAGGTAGTCATTATAGATAAACACTATGTAGAAACACCAGCAAGTTCTAAGTTTGACAATAAGTTTAAAATGAATGTTTCTGGTAATAACTCAATTGTTCGTAGTCATAAGATAATGTCTAAGATATTTCCTTCTCAAGCAACCATGATCGCTATCTCAGCTCAAAACAGAGAAAATGTATCAGCAATACAAACGTCGACTTATAATTATTTAAACAAGGGATTGACTAGCCGAATATTTCAAGAGCTATCGGATACTTCTTATATTCAAAATGAGGAAAAGAAAGCTAGAGAAATTTACATAAACAATTTACAAGTTTTAATTGAATATGTAAGTCAGTATGTTTTAAGGGGATTAAGCCCTGTTCCTGAATTTAAACTAAGTGCTGAATCTGCAAATTCATATTTAAACTCTTTATTGGTTCAGATAGATAGGGGCACCGATTATAAAGCGGTAGTGCCTATTTCTATAGAACTTACTGTTGATGGAATATCTGGGTTTACCATAGGAGAAATTATAACAGTAAACAAAGATGTACTGCCTAAAGATTATGAAAATAAAAGAGTTGGGTTTATTATAACCGGACTAAGCAATGATGTTAATACTAATGCATGGACTACTAGTTTAACAACTATGCTTTGCTTGTTAGATCAGGCAGCAAGGCAGAAAGAAGCATCAGATACATCTAAAAGAATCCTTGAGGGTCTATCTAAAGAAGCAGAGTCTGACACGCAAAAATTACTTTCTTTGATACATATATTTAACATTTTAGCTGCTGTTACAGTAGATATGTTAAAAGGAGAGTATAAACTTAACGGGAACAGGATATTTAGAGGGCTGTTTAGAGAACCATATATAGCATTAGATTCTAAAAATCCTATAATAAAAACGAAAGCTAATACGTACACAGACGCAGCTATAGTCAACTATCCAGTAGAAGGCATTGATTTGTCTGTTATAGTTAAAGATTTATCCGACAAATATTTAGTTGAAAATAAAAATACAAGTCTATTTGAAAGATTTGATAATATAAGCGAACCAGAGCAAGTTCAAAATCTTATATTGAAAACAGGACTATTTGCAGTTCTAAAGGGCGACCCTGATCTTTCAAACCTTTTTACCCAAGATTTGTTGAATTTAATCTCAAAAGTTAAAGCAGGTAACAAAAATGTTACTTTTGATTTAGTAAATCCTTCTAGAGCAATAACCCCAACAGGATTGCTAAGAAAACCTATACCAAGAGCCGTAGGATATAAGTTAGATATTTTACCAGAAACAGGATTAGGAGCAGGATTATTTTAAGACATAAAGAATGTATTACCCATTATCAGAAATATTAGCAGTAAAATATACCTCAGGAAGTGAGTACATAATTAAAAGCACTAAAGTTCCGTACACAGGATATTACTATGCTACAAATGATAATAGATTCTTTTCAGGCAAACAGTATTCTACATCTACAGTTGAATTAGTTCCTGCTACATCTCCGTTTGTATCAAATCAATCTGTACCTCCTGCGTTCTTTTACCCAATGCCTACACAACAGGATTATAACAAAGGCAGTTTCACTAGGTACGTAACGAAAAGAGTAAACAGTGGATTAGAAACAATCACTGAAGTAAACGAAGTAGATTATAACAAAGCTACAAGAGACCCTCTGTATGTTACTGCAAAGTTCGATTGGAAGATAACAGGGGCCCTATATGATGATTTATCTGATCCCAATCTCCCAATATACGGAATAATAGATACAAATAAAAGAACTCTTGATATTGTAGAAAAAACAATAGTGGGAGTAAAGAATTATTTTAAAAATTTGTCTCAATACGCAAAATAACCTATATTTGTACAAAGGTTATGTAAGTGTATTATATTATTGAGACAGAACAGCAGCTGCAGAAATTCTCCCAATACGATTTTACCAATTGCTTCATTGATATTATTCCATTCAATGATAACTGCCATCCAAGCATAGCAGAGATATCATTAGTATACATAAAGCCTTTTAGGTCTAGAATGGGATTTATCCTGTGCGTAGATCACACAGAGGCCTTCTCTCTTTCAAAAGAACAAGTATTATCCTTTATTATTAGCAAACCAGGCAACATCTATGCTATAGATGCAAAAAGATTCAAGTCATTTGTTAATAGAGAAAATAATGTATACTGCGTGAGTCTGGGAAAGTATCTATCCACAGGAGAGGTGCTGGAGGAATCTAAGTACAATACCATGGCGCATAGATTCTTTCAGCAGAAGTATGAATTTAGACCAGACATAAACAAGATCATTCCTATATGCAAACACTTTGAGAAATATGAGAATCTTGTAGCTGATCTCAAATTTGATACAGCATGGTTCAAATCAAAGTATTACAAGCTGTATGGAGACCTAGCAACCACCATATTCAGCAATATAGAGAAGATAGGTATAAAGATCAACAATGAACGATTTATGCAGCATTACGAGCCTAAATCGCTTTTAATGGGAGTTAAATCAGACATTATCTATACCCACTACAATCTCTTCACTGTCACAGGAAGACCCTCTAATTCATTCAATGGTATCAACTTCGCTGCATTAAATAAGAATGACGGTAGCAGGGCTGCATTTATACCTTCTAACGACATGATGCTTGAGTTTGATTTCCAATCGTATCACGTTCGTATATTAGCGTATCAATGCGGGTATAGCTTTGAGAATGACGATATCCATACTCACCTAGCCAAGTACTATTTTGGTACAGATGAAATAACTAGAGAACAGTATGAGGAGAGCAAGGCTTTGACATTCAAATTGCTGTACACTGATTCTGTGAAAAAAGAAATAGAGGACATTCCATTTTTTGCAAAAGTTAAGAAGTTAAAGGAATCTCTGTGGAATTTCTATAAAAATAAGGGGTATATTGAAAGTTTTCTATCAAAAAGACCTATTAGGGGGATAACTTCTAAAACACAAGTGCTGCCTTATGTATTACAAAACTACGAAACAGAACGTAACATACTGATACTCAATGATATACTTAAATTACTGGAGGATAAGCAGACTAAGCTTGTTTTATACAACTATGATTCTTTCCTGTTTGACTACAGCAAAAAGGACGGAAAGCAGATTCTTTGTGACATTCAAGCCATATTACAGCAGGATGGATACAAAGTTTCATGCAAATACGGTCCTAACTATCAAGAAATGAAGATTTTATAAATTTTACCTCACTTTTTTAATATTTATCTATGATATACAATGAATTTTTTGAATCAACAATAGATTACTTGAACAAGCTATTCTGCACGTTTACGAAAAAAGAAGATCTACAGGCTACGATAGATGAGATCCAAAGTCGGTATGAGATCATCTATGCGAAGATTTTCGTGCTAGAAACTAGCAATCCAAACGAATACGTCTGCACATACAATATTGAAGCTGAAAACGTAGACAAAAAATCAATCCTTCCCAACACTATTCTAATGCACCGCAGGAAGGAGTGCAACGTACTGTACACTATCAACTCTCTCAACAAGCTTGTAGAATCCCTCAACAATGGAGTACGGGATCCCAACTTCAAAATCAATTGGGAAGATTACCGTAATAGCATCCTGCTTACCCAAAACGACAAGTTTGTAAAGCTGCAGACCAAAATCCACGAGATCATCAATGTGGATAAAAATAATTCTGCAAAATAATTTGTATTCTGATTTCTTTTCTTTATTTTTGTTAACTATTAAAATTTATCGTTATGTCTAAGATTGATCTAATCAAAGAAAGATTGTCTAAGCTGCAATCTAAATCCTCAACATCAGCTTACGAAAAAATCGATTACGCAGCTCTTTTCTGGAAACCAAAACTCGGAAAGCAAGTAGTCAGAATCCTACCAAGAAAATCTAACAGAGATTTTCCATTTGCAGAAGTAAGTTTTCACCAGTACAACATTTTCAAGAAAAGTGTTTACAATCTTGAAAACTTCGGAGAGCAAGATCCAGTAGTTCAGTTGGTAAAAGAACTTTACAATGAAAACACTGAGGACAGCAAAGCTCTCGCATCAAAACTCAGACCAAGAACCAAGTACTATGCACAAGTATTAGTACGCGGTGAAGAAAACTTGGGTGCACGTATTTGGGAATTTAACAAGACCACTTACGAAAAACTACTAAGCATCATGGCAGATGATGACTTCGGTGACATTGCTGATGTAACCAATGGTACAGATTTAACCATTGAAGGTTACAACGATGTTATCAAGATCGGTAAGCGTGATGTAAACTATGTAGCTGTAAACGTAACTCCTAAGAGAAACGTATCTGCTATCTCAGAAGATGCAGCACTCGTACAAAAAGTGTTGGAGAATCAGAAAGAAATCACAGAGGTGTATAAGAAGTACACTTATGATGAAATCAAGACAATGCTCCAAAACTACATTAATCCTCAAGAAGCAGCAGAAACACCTACCACTGAACAAACAGAAGAGGTTATTGCTGTAGCAGAGGAAGAAGATGATACTCCGTTTACTCCAGATAGTAAACCAGGTAATGTCGCTTCTAAGTTTGACGAGTTATTTAACGAAGAATAAATCATAGTATATGTCTGAAAAAAAGAATATTAAGGGTGCTGTTGGAGATGCCCTTAAGAAAGGTATGTCCTTTAATCTAGAGAACTTTAAAAAATCTAAGAATTTGACAGAAGGAGTATCTTTCAAAAAACAAGAATGGATTCCGCTTTCTCCTGCGTTTCAAAATGCTATTAGTCTGCCTGGTATTCCTCACGGACACGTAATTACATTCCGTGGTCACAGTGATACTGGAAAAACTACTGCAATGATTGAGGCTGCAGTGAATGTTCAAAAGATGGGGAAGCTTCCTGTATTCATTATTACAGAGATGAAATGGGATTGGCACCATGCTAAGATCATGGGCTTTAAAGTAGAAGAGACAGTAAATAAAGAAACAGGTGAGATTTCTTATGGAGGTGATTTCATCTATGTTGATAGAGACCATCTCAGCACCATCGAAGATGTAGCAGCGTTTATCATGGATCTATTAGATGAGCAGGCTAAAGGTAATCTACCTGTTGATCTAGTGTTCCTTTGGGATTCCGTAGGATCTATTCCATGTAGAATGTCAGTAGAGTCCAATAAGAATAACAATGAATGGAATGCAGGTGCAATGTCGGTGCAGTTTGGAAACTTTGTAAATCAACGTATCGTTAGATCACGCAAAGAAACTTCTCCATATACAAACACTCTTATTGTAGTAAATAAAGTGTGGGTAGAGAAACCATCTGTGCCTATGGAGATGCCTAAGCTAAAGAACAAAGGTGGAAACACTATGTTCCTAGATTCCACTCTCGTAGTTACATTCGGTAATGTTACTGGAGCTGGTACAAATAAAATCAAAGCTACCAAGAATGGTAAAGAGGTAGAGTTTGCAAAACGTACCAAGATCTCCGTAGATAAAAATCACATCACTGGAGTAACTACTGTAGGTAGAATCATTGCAACTCCTCATGGATTCATCGATGACGACAAAAAGTATATCGATCAATACAAAAAGGAGCATTCATCAGAATGGCTTAGAATCCTAGGCAGTGAAGATTATGATGTAATCGAAGAAGAAGATAACGGTAGTGTAGTTGACAACACCTCTGGTGATGAATAAAGATAAACTGCTCGACATATTTTCTCGTATAAATAAAACCGAGAAGCCTACCAGCCTACACCATAATAGTAGAGTTCTTATTATAGATGGTATGAATACTTTCTTAAGAAGCTTCGCTGTTGTGGACAGAGTGAACTTATCAGGAAATGAAGTAGGAGGGCTAGTAGGATTTCTCAAATCTCTGGGACATGCGATAAAACTGTTAACACCGACTCGCGTAGTAATCGTCTTTGACGGTGAAGGCGGGTCGGTAAACAGGAAGTATCTCTATCAGGGTTACAAAGGAACTAGAGACACTGGGCGCATCATGAATTATAAATCCTTTAATAATAAATCGGATGAAGATGATGCACAGTATAATCAACTAGTTCGTTTAGTAGACTACTTAAAATGTCTCCCTTTAACTCTTATGTCATTTGACAAACTAGAAGCAGATGACGTAATAGGATTCCTATCAGGGAGAATACATAAAGAGTATGATGATGCTAAAGTGTATATCATGTCATCTGATAATGATTTCATGCAGCTAGTCAATGATAGAGTGTCGCTGTACAGTCCTACTAAGAAAAAGATCTATGAAACTGTAGATGTGCTGCAAGAATACGGAGTGCATCCTAATAATTTCATACTTCTAAAAGTATTAGCAGGCGATACATCGGATAATGTTCCAGGAGTAGTTGGTATGGGAGAAAAAAGTGCAGTAAAGCTTTTTGAGATACTATCTAATGAAGAGAGAAAAACATTAAATGATATCTATGATATCTGTAATAATCCTCCGAAAAAATCACATTTGTATCAAAAAGTTTTGAATATTCATAAACAGTTAGAGATCTTCTACAAGATTATGAACATCAGAGAGCCTAACATTATGGAAGATGTTGAAAATCAAATAGTCGAAGCGTACCATACTAAAACACCATCGTTTAAAAAGCTAGATTTCATCAAGCTTTATCATCACGATAAGATGGGCGCTGCGATAGTGAATTTAGATACATGGATAAATGTTTTTGCTACTTTGAATAATTATTAATGGAGTTATGACAGCAAGCAAATTAAACCAATACGGCCACCAGTTTCAGATCAAAGTACTCTCCTCGCTCCTCAGCGATAAACTATTCTTACAGAATATTGCAGATGTAATAACTGCTGATTACTTTGAATCACCAGCACATAAATGGATTGTTAACACAGTCCTAGAATATTACGCAAAATATCATACCTATCCTACGATGGAGGTTCTCAAGATAGAACTCAAGAAGGAGAAGAATGAAGTATTGCAAGTATCTATAAAAGAGGAACTTAAACAGTCCTACATAGCCACCCAAGATGATGTGGAGTATGTGAAAGAGGAGTTCTTCAATTTCTGTAGAAACCAGCGATTAAAAGAAGCCCTACTATCTTCAGTAGACCTTTTAAAGAACGGTGAGTTTGAAGGCATTAGAAAGATGATTGACGATGCCCTCAAAGCAGGAATGGAGAAGAATATCGGTCACGAATACGACAAGGATATCGAATCCAGATTCAGAGAGGAAGAAGATAGGAAGGTACCGTTCCCCTGGAAAGTCTTCAATGACATCACAGACGGTGGTATAAGCCAAGGGAACCTCATGCTTCTCTTCGCCCCTCCAGGAATAGGAAAGTCTACCGTAGTGTGTAACATAGCCGCAAATTGCCTTAAAATGGGTTTTAAAGTGGTTTATTACACCCTAGAGTTAGATGAGAGGTATGTAGGTAAAAAGATCGATTCTATCCTAACGGGAGTGGAAGTGAAGATGCTGAAGCACCACAGAAAGGAAGTGGAGAAGGCAGTGAGGGATTTGAAGGGTAAAATAGTGATCAAGGAGTATTCTCCAGGCAGAGCCTCCCTAGATAGTATAGAATCCCATCTAAAGCAATTAGAGGCCAATAGCGACTTTATCCCTGATATAGTAATCATAGACTACCCTGACCTTTTAAAGCCTCGTAAATTGAGGAAAGAAAGCAAGGAGGAGATAGACGACATCTATACAGACGTTAAAGGAATGGCCAAAGATATGCACATCCCAATCGTGTGTCCGTCCCAAATCAACCGTATGGGTGCAAAGGATGAGATTATCGAAGGGGATAAGGTAGCGGGTAGTTTTCAGAAAATGATGATAGCAGACTTCAGTGTATCATTATCCAGACGCAGAAGAGATAAAATAAACGGTACCGGAAGGTTCCATATTATGAAATCTAGGTTAGGTCCAGATGGCATGACATACTCTGCCAAAATTGACTTAAACAAGGGGTATATAGATATATCTGAGGATCTTTACGATGAAGATTCTGAAAATCAAGAAGATGGAGGAAGGGGAGATTTTAGTGCAGATGACATTCAGGCACTAAAGAAAAAGTTCACTAAAAGTTAGTTCAATAAGCATAACAAAACCGACTAAAAAAAATCTGAGCAATTGAATTTTTTTTGGTTGTTTGACGGGTATTTATTTTTGTCTTCCCAAAATTTTGGACAAAAAATATCTGTTGTGTATATTCAAAATCTATAAAAATTATATATCATGGAATTAGGATCAGAAATCTTAAGTCAAGTCACTATTTTCTCTAAGTACGCCAAATATGTTCCAGAATTAAAAAGAAGGGAGACATGGGATGAGATTGTTACGAGGTATGAAGTTATGATGATGCAGAAGTTTCCAAAGCTTAAAAAGGAAATCATGCAGAACGCAGATTTTATACGTGCTAAAAAAGTACTTCCATCAATGCGTGCATTGCAATTTGCAGGCGTTGCAGCAGAAGTAAACAATGCAAGAATTTATAACTGTTGCTATCTTCCAATGGATAGTCTACATAGTTTCTCTGAAGCGATGTTTCTATTGCTTGGAGGAACAGGTGTTGGATATTCCGTTCAGTTTCAACACGTTGAGAAGCTACCAGAAATTATCAGACCAATTAAACACAAAAGATTTCTTATCCAAGATAGTATTATCGGATGGGCTGATGCTGTAAAAGTATTGATGAAATCATACTTTGGCAAAGGACCAAAACCAATGTTTGACTTCCGTGATATCAGAGCCAAAGGTGCAAGACTTGTAACAGCAGGGGGTAAAGCTCCTGGTCCTGAGCCACTTAAGACATGTTTATTCCATATAGAAGCGGTACTAGATCGTAAGCAGAATGGTGAAAGATTGTCTACATTAGAAGTACACGATATCATGTGTCACATTGCAAATAGCGTGTTGTCAGGAGGTATCCGTAGAGCTGCTATGATTGCACTATTCAGCCATGATGATGAAGATATGCTTACCTGTAAATTCGGTAACTGGTGGGAACTAAACGAACAGCGTGGTCGTGCAAACAACTCAGCAGTTCTTGAACGTGGACAAATCACTGAAGAACAATTCAAAGCACTGTGGAAGAAGATTGAATTAAGTAACTCTGGAGAGCCTGGTTTTTATTGGACAAAGAATCCGGAGTGGGGAACTAACCCATGCTGTGAGATTGCACTCCGTCCATACCAGTTCTGTAACCTTTGTGAGGTGAATGTATCAGATGTAAAAGACGAAGATGATTTGATGGAACGTGTAAGGGTAGCTGCATTCTTTGGAACACTACAAGCATCTTTCACTGATTTCCACTATCTCCGTTCTGTTTGGCAAAAGACCACTGAAAAGGATGCGCTATTGGGTATCGGTATGACAGGAATTGGTAGCGGTGAGATCCTTAAATATGATCTTAAAAAAGCTGCTGATTTGGCTAAAGAAGTAAACGCATATTATTCTGAAGAGATTGGCATTAACAAAGCAGCTCGTGTAACTTGTATCAAACCATCTGGAACCACATCATGTGTACTTGGTACATCTTCTGGTATCCATGCATGGCACAATGAATACTACCTCAGAACAGTTAGATTTAACAAGTCAGAGGATATTGCAAAGTACTTGATGGAGAAGCACCCAGAACTATGTGAGGACGATGTATTGCGTTCACATGACACATTGTGTGTTCGTATTCCTATCAAAGCCCCAGAAGGTTCTATCATGAGAACAGAGTCGCCTATTGAACTATTAGAGCGTGTTAAGCACTTCTCTGTAAACTGGATCAAGAGTGGGCATAGAAACGGTTACAATACGCACAACGTATCTGCTACTGTATCTATCAAGGAGAATGAATGGGAAGAAGTAGGAGAGTGGATGTGGGATAATCGCCAACACTATAATGGTCTTTCTGTACTTCCTTATTGGGGAGGTAGCTACGCACAAGCTCCTTTCGAGGATATTACTAAAGAACAATATGAAGAGAGAGTGTCTCACTTGCATTCTATTGATTTGACTAACGTCATCGAAGATGATGATACTGTAAACTTTGGTGCAATTGCTGCCTGTGCAGGTGGTGCTTGTGCAGTAGAATAAAATATATAATATGGTAACTGTAATAAAATTTTCAGCAGAGTGGTGTGGACCATGCAGAATGTTAGCCCCAGCATTTGAACAGATGAAATCTGAGTTTCCGTCAGGCGTACAATTCATAGAATATGATGTCGACAATTACCCAGACCAAGCTGTAAAGTATGGAATCACTTCTGTACCTAACGTAGTCATTGAAAAGGACGGAATGCTTATAGAGAAATTGGTAGGATCTAAACCTATCATCTCCTATAAAAATTCTATTGATAGAGCATTGCTGGTGTAAAGATGAAGAAGAAGTTAGAAGAGGGCGTAGATTACTACATAGATGAGAATACCGGGCTCATAGTATTTACTGCCCTCTATTTAACACGTAGGGGATATTGCTGCGGAAATAAGTGTAAACACTGTCCTTATACCAAACCACCAAAACGTGGAAATGAAATTTTGGAAAATAAAGAATAGGTAATTATATTTGTTAAAATTCTTTTTATGCTTGTATATGCAATACTCATTTTTCTCAATCTAATTGGAATGGCTTTCTTGTTTTATGTACACCAAAGACAGAAAGATATTAATACAGAATTTTTAAAGAATGCAATCATGATGAATGCTATAATCAGCAGCATAAAAGAAACACTAGACGAAATAGAAACCAGAATAGGTAAAGCAGAAAACGAAATTAAAAAAACAAAATAAAAGGTTATGCAAGCAAATGGAATTGTAAAATGTGTTAGAGGATTCACAGGAATCTTAGAAGAAGGTAACTATTACACTATAGCCCAAGTAAAAGAATCAGGACATGTACTCCTATACGAAGTACAACCGCCTTCTCCGTATAACTGTTTTTCTAAAGATAGATTCATTGAAGTACAATCAGGAGATGAAGGATCAGAGATTATAGAAGAAGCACTTCTTGTTAACATTGAAGATGAATAATGGAAAAGCTACCTACGATAAAAGTAAAGAGACTAAACCAAAACGCATTACTACCTAAATACGAAACAGAACAAGCCGCAGGATTTGATTTAAGATGCACAGAAGGTGGATCAATCGAAAGCGGTAAATCTAAGTTAATAGGTACGGGTCTTGCGATGGAATTACCAAAAGGGTATGAACTTCAAATCAGACCAAGAAGCGGATTGGCTCTAAAGCATTCAATCACAGTACTCAACTCACCAGGAACTATAGATTCTGATTACAGAGGAGAGATTAAAGTTCTTCTTATTAATCATGGCACTGATATATTCACATACTCTACTGGAGATAGAATAGCGCAAGGAGTATTAATGAAACTTCCACTACCTGCTGTGTTCTATGAAGAGAATGAGCTATCACAAACAGATAGAGGAGAAGGTGGATTTGGAAGCACTGGTGTAGGAGAAGTGTACAATGACAAAGATAGATTTGCTTATTTTGATGTAGACACACCAGTTGAATTGAGAGAGTCTGCAATATTAAACATATATTTGAAAGACTACGTAGGCAAAAAAGGAATCGTTAAAGATATAATAAAAGAGACTCACGTATACGGTAAAGGATATATGCACAATTACGATGTCATTTTTGATGGTGAAGTAATTAAAAGTATACCTGCTATATATCTGAGACTCTCTACAAAATAAAGGTTATGCAGGAAAAAAGATACGTCACGGTAGATACTCCGGAGACGTTGAGAGAGATGGTGTCTCATATTAAAAGCAATGAGTTAATTGCATTTGATACAGAGACTACATCGCTTAATCCCAGAACAGGTAAGATAATAGGACTATCCGTATCAGGAGAAGTAGGAGTAGGATACTACATGCCAACCATGATAATGAAAGATGGAGAGCTTGTAGACAGTACTATCATGGGAGAATCTTGTCACGATCTTGCAAAAAAAGTAATCACTCTTTTACTCAATAAAAAAATCATAGGGCATAACTTGTCATTCGATTCTAGATTCGTAAAAGAATTCTATGGCGTGGATATAGTGCCCAGTATATACGCAGATACACTTCTATTAGTACACACAGTATCAGAAGAAGGAGCAGGTGAAGGATTCGGAGGATCTTTTGCATTGAAAGATATAGCAGTAGCAATACAGGAACACTTGGGATTAGATATGGAGAAGGAAGCCAATGAAGAGCAGGTGTTACTGAAAGAATCTATAAAAGCTAATGGTGGTACAACCACAAAAGAGAACTACGAGATATGGAAAGCAGATATGCCCATCCTATCAAAATATGCTTGTGCAGATACTGATCTTACTCTACGTGTTTACAACTACTACATAAAAACACTAAAGACTGAAGGATTAGAGAAGTTCTTCTTTGAAGATGAAGTGATGCCTTTATACAAGGAAGTCACTATACCTATGGAGAGTAACGGTGTGATGATTGATATGCCCCTCATGCTTAAATCAAGAGAAGAGATCATAGAAGATCTAAACAAATACAGGAGCATAGTAATCAAAGAACTTCTACAGAATCCAAAAGTAAAAGAGTGGGTTATAGACAAAGCATTGGAAACATTTCCTCCTAGCCATAAAGGAAACTATGCACAAGAGATTGTAAAAGAGTATAAATACAATTTACCTATATCAGAAAAGACAGGTAAGTATAAGATATCTGCTGCATCTTTAGCACTGCTAGAGGAAGGCCCCGTTAAAGAGTTTTTCAAGACAGGTGACGCTATGTTACTCGATTCCGATATCATAATGAAAATCAGCATGAGGCTTTGGAAAGAGAGTCAAGAAGGGCAATTTTTCAATATCCAATCGAAAGACCACTTGGGTAGCATAGCGTTCACTGTTCTTGGATTAAAGCCACTATCAGCTACGGATAAAGGCAAGGATAAGTTTGATGATGATTTTATACAATCTATTGCGGATAAGTACGAATGGGCTAAGAATTTACGTATCTACAATAAACTACTTAAGATCAAATCTACCTACATGGATAGATTTATAGATAAGGTAGAAGACAGTATGTACTACTTTTACTATAAGCAGCATGCCACGGTGTCAGGTAGATACGGTTCAGATGCGCAACAATTACCGAGACCAAAAGAAGATGGAGAAGAGGATCCTATTGTGATAAAATATACCAATATGATTCGTGGATTCTTTATATCCAAACCTGGTAATATCTTCATAGATTGTGACTACGAATCTCTTGAACCCAAAGTATTCTCACACGTAGCCAATGATGAGGGGCTCAAAGACATCTTTAGAAATGGTTGGGATTTCTACTCTACTATTGCTATCAAGACAGAAAAGCTAGATCAATATTCTCCAGATAAGAAAGCTCCTAACTATCTTAAAAAGATGGCCAATAATGTCAGGCAGAAAGCCAAGGCATATTCTTTGGGTATTCCCTATGGCATGGGAGCCTATGCACTGGGAAAGAGTATTGAGGTGTCTACAAAAGAAGCGCAAAAGCTTATAGACGGATACCTGAATGGATTTCCTAATTTAAAGAAGTGGATGGAGGATTCCAAAGTATTTGTAAAGAAAAATGGGTATATAAAAACTCAGGTAGGAAGAATTCGTCATTTACCAAAAGTTAAGTATCTTTACAATAAATTCGGAGATTCTCTACTTGAATGGGAGTTCCAAAAGAAATTGGAAGCTCATTTGGATAAAGACGTGATATTGAATATGGTGAGAGATTATAAGAACGGATTGAACAACGGAATGAACTATCAGATTCAAAGCTTAGCAGCATCTATTGTAAATCGTGCAGCTATAGCAATCAATCGTGAGTTCAAGAAAAACGGAATAAAAGGCCAAGTGATTGCACAGATCCATGACCAATTGGTGATGGAAGTAGAGGAGAGTAAGTCTGAGGAGGCTTCAAAAATAGTGCAGGACTGTATGGAGAATACTACACAGTTATCACTAGAACTTGTAGCACCTCCAGCACTGGCACATAACTTAAGAGACGGACACTAAAAATAAATAAAATGAGTACACTAGTTGCATTGCACGACAAAGTCGTTTTGAAAAAGATCGAAGCAGAAGATCAAATGGTAGGAGGTATCATCATACCGGACACTGGAAAAGAAAGATCTAACTATTTTGAAGTAGTTAGCGTAGGAGAAGGTATGTACAATCCTCACATGGGTAATTACTATCCAATGAATGTAGCAGTAGGAGACACTGTTATTGTTCCAAAGTCTGTAGTAACACAAGTATTAGTCGATGGAGAAGAATACTATGTGTGCAGAGAAGTAGAAATTCTTTCAATCATTAAATAAAAAAATACAGTCATGAAAAAGTATGTTATCGCAGCAGCATTAATTGCAGTAATCACAGGATGTAAAGTATTAGGTATTGGTAAAAAAAGTTATCAGCCAGGAGATTTTGAAGTAAAACAAGAGGTTGTTTTATACAAAGGACAACCTTATGCTAGACTACAAGCAATGACGTGGTCTTTAGATGGTGGAGAGTTGGTGAAAGAGATGAACTTTGAATTGCTTGACAAAGACAATCTTACTCCTATTGGGCCAATGATTGATTTTCTATCAGACAGACATAACGGAGATGAAATTGAAGTAGAATTTGCGGTAGACAAAAACAGCGATCAATTCAAATTATAATCATATGAAAACCCCAATGCAATCTCTATTAGAAGAGTTTAAGAACCTAACAGACAAAGGAATACAAATAAATAACAAAGGGGCTATAATGCTTATAGAATCCGCTTTAATGTCAGAGCAGTGGTTTATAGAAAAGCTAGTAGAAAAGAGTAAAGAAGAAAAAACAAAAAAATCATGATAAAGACAGAGTTCGGAACAGATCTTAAAAAGAAGGTACTAGACGGCATCAACAAACTTAATGCTAGCGTATCATCTACGTTAGGACCTTCTGGTAGAAACGTTATCATCAGAGAAGCTGATGGTCAGATTAAAATCACCAAAGATGGTGTGACTGTAGCAAAAGCATTCTCTAAACTAGAAGATCCAGTAGAAGACATTGGAGCACAAATGTTAAAAACTGTATCTGTACGTTCTGCAGATAAAGCAGGAGATGGTACTACAACTTCTACACTACTAGCAACGGTTATGGTAAACGAAGGTGTAAAAGCAATCACCCAAGGATCTAACGCTGTAGAAGTAAAAAAAGGTATTGATAAAGCTGTAGCAGCTGTAGTAGGATCTTTAAAGAAATTATCCAAAGACATTTCATCAGAGGATCAAATCAAACAAGTAGCTACTGTATCAGCTAACAATGATGGTGAGATTGGTACACTCATTTCAACTGCGCTTGATAAAGTAGGAACTGATGGAGTGGTAGCAATAGAAGAATCAAAGTCCGGAGAGACATCTCTAGAAGTTGTGGAAGGTATGATGATTGATCGTGGATACAAGTCTCCATACTTTGTTACCAACAATACTATGATGCAGGCAGTGTTAGAAAAGCCTTTGATCTTTTTATATGATGGAAAGCTAACTAGCACAGCACAAGTAGTTCCTTTGCTTCAGGCAGCACACTCAGAGAATCTCCCTCTACTAATCATAGCAGAAGAGATTGAGAACGAAGCACTAGCTATCCTCGTAGTAAACAAAGCGAACAATACTATTAAAGTGTGTGCTGTAAAAGCTCCTGACTTTGGTGAACGTAGAACTGCTATTCTAGAAGATATTGCAATTCTTACAGGGGGTACAGTAGTGTCTCCAACCAAAGGACACAAAGTAGATAAGATTAAAACAGATGAGTTTAAACAATACTTTGGTAAGGCTCGTGTAGTAAACGTAACAGCTAAGGATACAACAATCATTGACGGTAAAGGGGAAGTAGAAGCTATAGAGCAGAGATTGAATGATCTAAAGACACAGATTGAAATTGCTAAATCTAATTTTGAAGTAGAAAAGCTTCAGGAGAGATTATCTAAATTGACTGGTGGAGTAGCAATCATCAACGTAGGAGGTCTCAGTGAAGTAGAAATGAAAGAGAAGAAAGATCGTGTAGAAGATGCCCTTCATGCAACTAAGGCAGCGCTAGATCAAGGAATTGTTCCAGGAGGAGGCATTGCGCTTATAAACTGTGTTGGTGCAATCAAAGATGTATCATGTGACAATTCTGACCAAGAGCTTGGAGTAAAGATTGTAATGAAGGCATTGTATGCCCCATTCAATACTATCCTAAAGAACTCAGGTATAGAAGATACCCACGCTATTCTAAGTGAGGTTAAGAGTGCAAGAGAAGATAGTGATTCTCCAATGTGGGTAGGATACAATGCTAAGACTGGGGAGATTCAAGATTTCTTAGGTCAAGGTATTCTAGATCCAACTAAAGTAACTCGTACTGCAATTGAGAATGCTGCAAGCGTAGCAGGAACAATTCTAACCACAGAGTCAGTAGTTTACTATGTAGGAGATGAAAAGAAAGAAGATATAGATTATAGCCAATTCATGTAAAATAAAAATCATGCAACAACAAAATCCATTAGCAAACATTCGATTTGATCAGACTGTAGGAGTAGTATGTGAGAAGTGTGGAGGTAAGATGTTTTCAGAAGCAGTCATGCTAAGAAAGGTATCTAAGTTCTTAGTAGCAACTAGCAGTAACAAAGATCAGATTATTCCTATCCCTACTTTTTATTGCATCTCATGCAAGCACGTGAATAAAGAATTCATGCCTGCAGGTGCATCAGAAGAAGAAAAAGAAACAGAATGACACAAGAGGAAATAACAGAGAAACTAGAAAGCTATCAAAAGCAGATGGAAGATTACAATCTGCAGATAGAAACACTGTCTAGAGATGAAAACATATCCGATCCAGATAAGGAAATGCAATTCCATTATCTTATGGGTAAGATAGATATTATCTCAGAAGAGATAGAGAATCTCATATCAAAACTAGAATGAAAGAAGCAATAGCGTTATCAGAAAGTATTTCAAGCAAAATACGTAAAGAGAAAAGGGCTGACCAAAAGAATGTTTCTTTCTCTCAGTTTTCAGTATACGAAGCCTGTCCACACAGATGGTATTTAAACTACGCAAAAGGACACTATCTGTTTACAGCAAGTATAAACACCGTATTTGGTACAGCAATACACGAAGCTCTTCAAACATACCTTACACTCCTATTCAACGACTCAGTGAAAGCATCTGATGAATTTGATATGATAGGAATGTTTGAAAAGAGATTCAAAGAGGAGTACGTAAAAGAGGTAGTCAACAATGGAGGTCAGCATTTCTCCAACAAAGAGGAAATGGCTGAGTTCTATCAAGACGGGGTAGAAATACTTACATTTATAAAGAAAAAGAGATTAGCATACTTCTCTACCCGTGGATGTGAACTGCTAGGTATGGAAGTACCCATCCTGGTTGAAATAAAGGACAATACAGACACTTTCTTGTTCCAGGGGTATGTAGACATGGTTTATAGGAATAACACCGACGGAACGGTCTATATTATCGATTTCAAGACATCTACCAGAGGATGGAAGGATTATGAGAAGAAAGATGAAACCAAGCAGTCCCAGATACTTCTGTATAAGAATTACTTCTCTAAACAGTTCGGTGTGCCTGTGGAGAAGATAGTACCACAGTTCCAGATTCTGAAAAGGAAAATATACGAGAATGCAGATTTCCCACAGCCAAGACTGCAGATACATGAACCAGCTAACGGTAAGACAAAAGTGCATCAAGCAGTTCAGAGACTGAATAACTTCCTAGATGATTGTTTTAATCCGGATGGCACATACAGAGAGAAGTACTATACCAAGATTTCATCTGGTAACAATTGTAGATTTTGTCCATTTAAGGATAGACCAGATCTATGTGATAAAAAAAATATGTTAGAAGCGTAGGATTTTGTCATATCGTATATATTTATATATACAAAATATATACTATGCATATGCAAGATAAGTTGAAACTAACAAGTGTGAAGATACATAAGGACTTGGCGGAAAACTTCAAAGTTGAAAGTGCCAAGACTGGTTTATCTCTTCAAAAGTTTGTAAACAGAACCATTCATTTATATCTGACAGATTCAGATTTTAAACTTAAAATGTTGACTTACAATCACTTAGCTACTAGCGGAAGTCTTTAAAAAATAAAACTGTTATAATGAAACCAGGTTATATAGAAAGAGAAAAGAGAAAGAAGATATTGTACATTGGAGATGACGTAAGATTCTTCTCAGGAATAGCTACCGTATCTAGAGACATTGTAATAGGCACTTCCCACGCATTTAACTATGCAATCGTCGGGGGAGCCATCAACCACCCAGACAAGAATAAAAGAATGGATCTATGCCAATCTACAAACGAAGTAGCAGGTATCCCAGATTCATCTGTTACCTTGTATCCAACTGATGGTTATGGTAACGCTGATATGATTAGATTCCTGATCAAAACAGAGAAGCCAGATGCGTTGGTGTTTATTACAGACCCAAGATACTATGAGTGGTTGTTTAAGATAGAACATGAGATCCGTACAAAGATCCCAATGATCTATATTAACATTTGGGATTGTGAGCCTGCTCCCTTGTACAATAAGAGTTTTTACAGATCATGTGATGCCATGCTAGCTATATCTAAGCAGACGCATATCTTAAATAAAGTAGTACTTGGAGAATATGCAGACGAAAAGTTCCTTAGCTACTTCCCTCACGGAATAGATGAAAAACATTTCTATCCTATAAAGAAAGATCATGCTGAATACAATAAGCTACAAAACTTTAAACAGGGCTTACTACAAAGCGACTACTACGATTTCGTTGTACTATTCAACAGTCGTAACATTAGAAGAAAATCTATTCCTGATACTATCTTGGCTTTTAAGCACTTTATAGATCAACTACCCAAAGAGAAAGCGGACAAGTGTTGTTTGGTACTACATACTCATAAAGTAGATGATAACGGAACAAATCTTCCTGTAGTAATAGATGCGCTGTTAGGAGACAGAGGACATCAAGTAATTTTCTCTAATCCAGGAGCTCCTGTAGAATATATGCGCATGCTATATAACTCAGCAGATGCTACAATACTTCTATCTTCTAATGAAGGTTGGGGACTATCTCTCACTGAATCTATGATGTGTGGTAAGATGATTATTGCAAACGTGACAGGTGGTATGCAGGATCAAATGAGATTCGAAGATGGGAATGGTAAATGGATTGAGTTCACTGAAAGCTTCTGCACTAACCATGCTGGTAAGTATAAGAAGTGCGGTGAGTGGGCTATTCCAGTGTTCCCTTCTAATTTGAGTATTCAAGGATCCCCTCCAACTCCATACATATCTGACGACAGAGTTGATTTCCGTCATGCAGCAGATGCAATCATGGAAGTGTATAAGATGGGAAATGAAGAAAGAGAACGCAGAGGATTGAAAGCAAGAGAGTGGGTAACATCAGATGAAGCTAAGATGTCTAGTAGTAAAATGGCAGATTCTTTTATAGAGAACGTAACCAATGTGATTAACAATTGGAAGCCTAAAAAAAGATATCATATTAGAAAGATCACAGATCGCCCAAAGAAGACTATTAAATTCCCAATGTCAATTCAATAAAAACTGTTATAATGAAACCATTATGTGTAGTCTCCTGTCCAGTAGACACTGCATCAGGATACGGAGGTCGTAGTAGAGATTTTTTAAAAGCTCTTATCAAAGTAAAAGGAGAAGAGTGGGATATAAAACTATTGTCACAAAGGTGGGGAGATACTCCATTTGGTGCTTTGGATCCAAATATTCCAGAGGAAAAAGATCTATTGAGTAGAATTATTGTAGATGGAAAGCTAGCTAAGCAACCAGACGTATGGATGCAGATAAGCGTATCTAATGAGTTTCAACCAGTAGGTAAAGTGAATGTAGGATTGTCTGCACTCGTAGAGACAACTATACTTCCAGCAGAGATGCTAGAGGGTCTTAACAGAATGACTTTCAACATTGTATCCTCGGAGTTTGGAAAGAAGATTGCTTCAGAGTCTGTATTTGATAGACTAGATGATAAAACAAAACAAAAGACGGGTACAATTAAACTAGAAAAGCCTGTGCAAGTATTGTTTGAGGGAGTGAATACAAACATCTTCAAAAGACTAGATAAATCTAATTTTGATCTATCCGACATAAAAGAAGAGTTCTGTTATCTTGCTGTAGCCCACTGGTTACAAGGAGATATAGGAGAAGATAGAAAGCAGCTTACTACTCTAATCAAATCATTCCTTACAGCATTTAAAGACAAAAAGAAGCGTCCTGCATTGATTTTAAAAACGTCTATGGCTGGATTCAGCATCATAGAAGAAGAACAAATACTAGACAGTATAGATGCTATTAGAAAAACTGTTGGTGGAGACATGCCTAACATTTATCTACTGTATGGAAATCTTACAGATCAGGAGATGAATGAACTGTATAATCATCCAAAGGTAAAAGCATTTGCTTTGGTTGGTAACGAAGGATTTGGAAGACCTTATCTAGAATTCTCAGCAGCATCTAGCAAACCTATTATAGCTTCACCATTTAGTGGACACCTTGACTTTTTAAATCCAGAATACAATATCTTTGTGAAAGGAGAGATTGCTAACGTGCATGAATCTGCTGCCAATAAGTTTATAATGAAAGAGGCACGTTGGTTCAAAGCTAATCCTAAATCAGTGGAAGAGACTTTGAAAGAGGTATATGAGAACTATAACAAATATGTAGAAATGGGTAAGAGACAAGGGCACATATCTAGAACACAATTTAGCTTTGATACTATGGTTGAGAAGCTAGCAGAGATACTTAATAACAATGTTCCTAAGATTAGTATTCCTGTTCCTCTAGCTCTGCCTAAATTAAAAACTAAATCAGCAGAAACTGTATCACAATGACAAATGTATTAGTAACAGGAGGGTGTGGGTTCGTAGGATATGCTTTGGTTGATAGACTAATTAAAAACGGATATCAAGTAGATGTCATAGATGATTTGTCTATAGGCATTGAAGCCAAGTCCGTAGAACCATTAGGAGCCAAATTTCTTCGTGGAGATGTTCGTGCTATGGATAATATTCCTGATAAAAATTACAAGTATATATTTCACTTAGCAGCATTGAGTAGAATACAGCCCTCATTTAAAAATCCTTCTTGGACATTTAGTGTAAATGTAGAAGGAACAAAAAGAGTAGTTGACTACGCACTGAGAAATAAATCAAAATTAATATACTCAGGATCATCATCAAGGCACCACAATCCAGAACTATCTCCTTATGCTATGACTAAACACATGGGAGAGGAGTGGATTAAACTGTATAAAAACATATACAATCTTAATGCAGAGATAGTTAGATTCTATAATGTATACGGACCAGGTGAGTTAGTAGATTCTCATATGGCAGCAGTTATAGGAATATGGAGACATGCTATAGCAAAAGGAGAGCCGATTATTATACATGGGGATGGAGAACAGCGCAGAGACTTTACACACATAGATGATATTGTAGATGGGCTTATAAGAATAGCTGAGAGTGATGAGAAACATGAAGATGCATGGGAACTTGGCACAGGATGTAACTACTCTCTAAATGAGGTTGCTGATCTATTTGAGTATAACAATAGAAAATATGTAGAGGATGTGAAAGGAAATTATAGGAAGACTCTAAGATTAAATAACGATGCTCTAGATAGATTGGGATGGAATCCTAAAGACCAATTAAAAGAGTATATAAAAAGTCTACAAAAATAAACTATGACATCAAAAGAATTCGTAATTTGGATGAAGGGATTCGTAGAAGCATGTAATGATTTTACTGCCACTCCTAAACAGTGGGACAGTATTAAAGAAGTATTATCAAAAGTAACTGACGAAACTACATCTAAATTTAGTGTATCTTCATCAGGCACAACTGCAGTACGTTACCCTCAAGGATCGACATGGACTTACACAAACGGTGAGAATTTAAAACAACAACTCAATGACTGAGACGATAGGAATTATAGGACAGGGATTTGTAGGTAATGCGGTTTACCAAAAGTTTAAGAATTACTATGAAGTAAAAACATTCGATCTGGATGTGGAAAAAAGAAATTCAACTTTTGAGGACATTCTCACAGAATGCAAGACTATATTCTTATGCCTACCAACTCCGATGAATGCAGATGGTAGTTGTAATGTAGACATACTTGAAGGGGTGTTATCTACAATAAATGAGAAAGGAGATAAGATAGTTGTAGTAAAATCTACTATACCTCCAGGCACTACAAAAGGATGGAATGAGAAATTTAAAAATATAACTGTAGCGTTTAATCCGGAATTCCTTACAGAAAGAAATGCTATAGATGATTATAATAACCAAGAGAGGATTATATTGGGAGGTCCTAAAAAAGCTATAACTTCTCTGAAACAAATATTCTCTAAGGTATTTCCAGATGCATACATTATCAAAACAGATTCCACATATGCTGAGATGGTAAAATATCTTATTAACTCTTTTCTATCTGTTAAAGTTTCATTTGCCAATGAGATATATCAAATGTGTCAACAGTTAGATGTGGACTATGATAAGATAGTGGAGTATGCAGTGTATGATGAAAGACTAGGACATTCACATTGGTCTGTGCCTGGACATGATGGTGATTTTGGTTTTGGAGGACACTGCTTCCCTAAAGACCTATCCGCATTAATACATCTATCTGATAACTTAAACACAGTTAACAATGTGCTTAAAGCAGCTAGAGACACAAACAATGTGGTGCGTAAAGATAGAGATTGGGAGAAAATGAAAGGTAGAGCAGTAATATAATAATAAAAATTTTAAAAGACTAATATGCAAGATCAACTCACAAAATGCAGAAGATGCGGTAGTCCTTTATGTTATGAAAGACATCATGATGGGATTATAAGCTGGGACTGTTTACAGTGCGGATTCAACACAAACACCCTGCTTTTAGAGAACACAGAAGCTATTCTAGCCTACGAATCTATGTTGCCCTCTCTATTTAAAGATATAAAATACACGGATTCAGAAGGCTTCGTCTGGTATCCTGTTACGATAACCAAAGAGGGAGTGGGAATCATTTTTCCAGATGGTACGTCAAGACATGACTGGAAATGGGCATTCGCTCCTCACGTTCCGGTTGAAGAGCATGAGAAAGAACGTTTCAAAAAATCGGAAGGGGGTTATCATAAATTTAAAACAGACATGAAACATGTTCTTCATTTTGACCAAGAATATTTTTCACAAGCCCTTGAAGCCGCGGGTTTAATTTAAAACTATGGTAAGTATATCATATTGCATAACTACACATAATGAGGGAGCAATTTATTTGCGTCCTCTACTTGAAAGACTGTTGAAGTATATTCAACCTGAAGATGAGATCGTTGTAGTAGACGATAGCTCTACAGAAGAAACAACAAAGCAGACGCTTTCAGTATTTGAAGATAGAATCAATTTACATCAGCATTCACTAGACGGAGACTTCGCAGCACATAAAAACTTCGCTAAGTCCAAGTGCACCAAAGAGTACATATTCTTTATAGATGCAGATGAGAATGTACACGATAACCTACTTCTCACTTTAAAAGAAATTTTATTCAATAACCCAGATATAGAAATGTTTATGGTGCCACGTGTAAACGTAGTACAGGGACTTACTCCTAAGCATCTAGAAGTGTGGGGATGGAATAAGAATGATAAAGGATACATTAACTATCCAGATCCACAGACTCGTATCATTAAGAACAAGCCTGAGATCTACTGGGTAAATAAAGTACATGAGAGATTGACTGGGCACACTACCCATACTATCCTTCCTTTTGAAACAGAAGATTATTGTCTATTGCATATCAAAGATATTCAAAGGCAAGAGTTACAAAACAAATTTTACGAAACTCTATGAAGGTCGCGTTTCATTCCAATCAGCTCGGAATCCGAGGAACAGAAGTCGCATTATATGACTACGCCAATTATGCCGAGCGAATCTTGGGATGGAGTTCGTACGTATTTGCACCACAAGAATCTGATCTAACTGCACTAGATAAGTTCACAGAAAGATTCGGAGATAGAGTTATTCTGTACGATAACTTTGAACAGCTATCGTCAAAATATTCTCTTGATGCTGCATATCTAATCAAAGCAGGTTTCGATGATGGAAAGCTATTTCCAAATGTAAAGAACATAGTCCATGCTGTGTTTGATGCCTCACATAAACACGGAGACGTATACGTAGCTGTGAGTAAGTGGTTAGGAGACAAGCACGGTGTGGACTACCTTCCGCATATAGTATCACTACCAGATATCAAAGAAGACTTCAGAGAACAACTAGGCTTTTCTCCAGAAGATATAGTCATAGGTAGATATGGAGGATACGATCAGTTTGATGTTCCATACCTAGGAGATGTGGTAGGTACCTTAGCAGAAAGAGGTATCAAGTTTATTTTCATGAATACCAAACCTTTTACGTACACACATCCAAATATAGTATACGTAGAGGCTACTACAGACATGGCTAGTAAGACAGCATTCATCAATACATGCGATGCGATGTTGCATGGTAGAACTGAAGGAGAATCGTTTGGATTGGCTATATGTGAATTTCTACACCAAGATAAACCTGTATTTACAAATATTCAATGTAGAGACAGAAATCATATAGAAGTTCTAAAAGACAAAGGATTTTATTACGCTTCCCATAATGAACTGTTTGTTATGTTAGCGTCCTTCAAAAAAGAACAGTATAAAATGAAACAACTGGTAGATAAGTTCAAACCAGAAACTGTAATGAATAAGTTCAAACAACTGATAGATGGCTGATTGTAAAGCATGGGAAGATGTTATAAGAAGAGATGCAGGAGATAAACCAAGACTCCTTGCTGAATTAATTCCTGAAGGAGGAATGTTTTATGATATTGGTGCAAATGTAGGAGCCATGACTGACATGGTTCTAGGGATTAATCCAAACATAAACTGTGTATTGTTTGAACCTGTTAAGGAATACTATAATTATATCACAGAGAAATACAAAGATAATCCTAGAATTACTACTATCAATTGTGCAGTTGTAGATACAGATAGAGAAGTAGAGATATCTGTAGATGGAACTAATTTTGGGTGGAATACTCTATCTGAGATTCACAACTATGGAAGCAAGGAAATAATACAGGGGAGATCATTGTCAAGTATTGTAAAAGAACTTGACTTGGTTTACCCAGACGTAATCAAAGTAGACGTAGAGCAATCAGAGTATTTGGTTATTGAAGGAGCAAAAGATTTACTTACTACCCACCATCCTATAGGAATCATGATTGAAATAGGAATACATAGAGAACACAGATTCTGGGAAAAGGAAGAGCAGATGATTCAATACCTATTCAGTTTGGGATACGGTGAGTACGATTATAAAAGTTATAATAACACATACGATGTCATTTTCAGGAAATAAAGTAGCATTTATATTTGCGCATAGACCCACAGATGTTTGGACAACTCCTCTAAGTGTAGTGAGAGAATTTGAACGAAGAGGATGGGAAGCCAAGATATTCTCTTTGTTTGGAGAGGGAGATAGATACGTAGACAGTGGTATTAGCAAAATGCTTAGCGATTCTGATTCTGGAGAATTCGTTCCTGACATTGTATTCTACATGGATTGGGGAAGATTTGATTCTCCTCTTCTAGATAAAGCAAAATCTACCAAATCATATTGGGTAATGGAGTCAGGAGATGATCCACAGAACTTTGAGAGAAACTCTGTAAAGGCAAGTAGATTTAATCTGATACTCACTCCTGCGTATGATTCTTGTGCAAAGTATAAAGAAATGGGTATGGATGCTTTATGGTGGACTCATTTTGCAGATACCACAATACATAAACCGTATAGTTCGTTTACACCTTTTGATGAGCTACCTCCAGTAAGAACTACCAGAGGACCAAATGCATCTGACCTAATGGATTATCTATCTCAGATAATGCCAGATAGATTTATAAATAGAAATGGATTGTCAGGAGAAGAGTATGGAGATTTTTTAAACAGTGGTAAGATAGTATTTCAACATAGCAGATGGCAAGAGGTAACCAGAAGAGTATTTGAAGGAATGGCCTGTGGAAAGTTAGTTATAACTGATAAGCTTCCTGAACATACACACATGAATGATTTGTTTGTAGAAGGAGAACATATTGTATATTATTCTAGCATATACGAATGTATATCTAAAATAAATTACTACCTTAGCAGTGAGGGAGAGAAAGACAGAGAGCGCATAGCTACTAATGGATACTACAAAGTATTAGGCAGTCATACTCAAGTACAGAGAGTAAACAAAGTAATAGAAAAGTATAACGAATGGCAAAAAAGTTCTCGATAATAATCCCTACACTGTTTCGTTGTGTTAATATAACAAATGTTCTGTTAGAAATACTGAACGAGGATAATGCTGTGTCTGAAATTATAATCATAGATAATACAGAGATAGGCCCTCCAGAAAACTTTATTACAAACGATAAAGTAAAAATATACTCAGCAGGGGAAAATCTATATGTAAATCCAGCATGGAACTATGGAGTATCTTTAGCCAAAGAAGATTACATAGGCATTCTAAATGATGATATAACTGTACCTAATAATATGTTTGACATACTATCCCAGGCTGATCTAGCAAACATGGGAGTGATTGGAGCATGCTACATGATGATACACGAAGTCGAACAACCAGCTAGATACAATATGTCCGAGATTAAAATAGTAGGGATACCAGAGAGATTGTGGGGATTTGGAATCTGTATGATCATGCACAAGGACCACTATCCTGTTATACCAGAAGAGCTATTAATATGGGCTGGAGATGATGTGATATTCCACAGGAATAAACATGCAGGTAGACAAAACTTTTTATTGTTCTGCCCTATACAGACTAAGATGAGTTCAACATCAAACGATCCTATATTTGATGAAATTAAAAATAGAGATGTAAAAATATACGAAGAAAAATATAAACTATGAGATGGGACATTATTAATTATTTAGTAGAACAAAACAATTACAAAAGGTACTTAGAAGTAGGAGTACAAGATTACTATTCTAACTGCGACAGAATTAAAGCAGAATATAAGTATGCAGTAGACCCAGCTCCAAGAAACAAGTGTGATTTTGTAGGCACTTCAGATGCTTTTTTTCATCAGCATGATCCTGCTAATAAATTCGATATTATATTCATAGATGGGCTACACCACTCTGATCAAGTTCTGAGAGATGTTAACCACTCTCTAAACGTGTTAGAAGAAGGGGGTACAATAGTGCTTCATGACTGTTTACCTGAAAATGAAATAGAACAAAGAAAAAGTATTAACGACGGACCTTGGACTGGTGACGTATGGAAAACTGTAGTACATTTAAAAGGCACTAGACCAGATCTGGAAATAAGAACAGTAAATCTTGATTGGGGATGCGGCATTATAAGAAGAGGGAGTCAAGAGCTAATTAAGAAGTATGAAATGGAAGAGCTGACTTGGTCTATTTATACAAGCAATAAAGACGAACTGTTAGGAGTAATATCATATAATGACTTCTTAAATATTTACAAGAATGCAAAAGGTTAATCTGTCTGTTGGAATATTGACTTGGAATGCCTATAGGACATTAGAGAACACTCTAAACACCTATAAAGCATCCGGTCTGTTAGATATGGTTAATGATGTTTGCATATTTGCACAACAGGCTACCCAGACCGATTATAAACTAGCTCATTCATTTGGTACTGATATCATTCTAAGCGATAAAAATGTTGGTATAGGCAAAGGGCTAAGCACCTTAGCACACGCAGCAGAGTCTCCTTACATCCTTCTATTAGAGAATGATTGGATCGTATTAGAGAAATACTTTGATATAGTGTATGATGAACTACAGACCGCTGTAGAAGCTGTAAAAACAGATAAAGCGGATGTGGTAAAGATGAGAAGCAGATATGACTTTGGAGACCCACTATACACTCTACAGTACAATGGCAGAGAGATGGATAGCCCTAAACATCTATTTGAGTGTGTACATTGGAGACAAGATCCTGAACAAATCTACCCAGAACATATCAAAAAAGATCCCGACACTGGTATGTATTATTGTAAGTCTAAGTACGCAAATCAAACCAACAACCCTTGCGTATACAAGAAAGAGTTTTATATAAAGAATATTAGCCCCTTTGCTGGACAAGGCAATGAGCTTGAAGGAAAGATAGACGGATGGTGGCAGGAGCAAGATTTCACGGTTGCACATAGACACGGATTATTTACTCACTACAGACTCGACCGATGAAAAAGATTATTGCTTTATTAGTATGCGTATTAGCCTTTCAGCTAACTTATTCTCAACACACTGTTCTTATAAAGCACAAGAAATACGAAACAGAATTTGATACCGTTCTCAGATATCCAAAGAGAGTATATTGGGTTGTAACAAAAAAAGCATTAATTTGTGACACAAAATATCCTAGAAGTAACAGGTTTGTTTTGGATCCACTGCTTCCTAAGCACACAAATCTAGATCAAGACTATGTCAAATCAGGATATGACAGGGGGCACAATTTCAATGCAGCAGACGCAGCGTGTGATTCTACTGCTATGAGAGAGTCGTTCTTCTTTTCAAATATGACTCCGCAGGAGCCATCTATTAATCGAGGAGACTGGAAGGAGCTAGAGGAATTTACTAGAGAGATATCTCTAAAGCAAGACTCTGTGAAAGTATGGTGTGGAGCATGGGGATCTGCTAAGAAGATAGGATTAGTTACAGTGCCAACTGATTGTTGGAAAGTAATATACATTGTATCTACAAAAGAATGGATGGCATTCCATTTCTATAATACTAAATCTGCGGTTATGGGACTTAAAGCTAGAGAAGTTCCCGTAGAGTTTATAGAAAAACAAACTGGTTATAAATTTAAGTAAATATGAAAGTAATAGATGCGTTTTGTTTTTTTAATGAGTTAGATCTATTAGAGTTTCGTTTAAAGTTATTAGGGGATAAAGTAGATAAATTCGTGATTTGCGAATCGAATCTAACCCACAGTGGTAAACCAAAGCCATACCACCTAGAAGAGAATATGTCTAGGTATGACAGATGGAAAGACAAGATAGTTTACCTACCTATAGAACAATCCACAGAGAACATAGTATTTGAGAAAGTGGAAACCTATACTCCTACAGATGGCGCATGGATGCTAGAGAACCAACAGAGAAACGCACTGTCTTATGCCAATGAGTTCATAGAAGATGACGATCTGGTACTACTTGGAGATCTGGATGAAATGCCTAACCCATCAGCTATTGATGCACTAATCAATTCCTCCATTCCAGATAGCCCAGACAAAGCTGTAGCACTCACAGTGTTTTTCCACTGCTACTATATGAATTGTCAAATGCATGGTAGGGATAGATTGTGGAACGCTACGGTAGCATCCTCAGGTAAATTCTTTAAAGGTACAACTCCTCAGTACATCCGTGATAACAGGAATCACTTTCCTAGAATCCCCAACGCAGGTTGGCATTTTTCATACCTAGGAGGTATAGATAAGATCAAGATCAAGATAGAATCGTTTGCACATACGGAGTTCAATAGGCCTCATATTGCATCAAAAGACGTTATCATATCTGCGGTGGAAGAAGCAAAAGACATATTACAGAGAGATAACATATGGTATGAGTATGTGCCAGTAGGACAGTACCCAGAACCTCTCAGATCCTTAATGCTTGAATACCCTCAATTTATTAAGAATGTTGTTAAAAAGCTTGCTTGACAAATCATGCTATGGTTTCACCGCACATATCAGTGGTGAGGAAAGCCTAGAGAAACTAGACAAGTTTCAACCTTATCTAGAAGCATTCCTTGATAACTTCGATAAAGTAATTGTAGCCACGAATACGGACAAAGAAGTCCCACAGAGTACAATAGACGATTATCATAAGAAGTGCCGCCAAATCGCCCCTAATTGCGTTATACTGCACTCTGAGGTGAATAGGGGTCATATGTTTGGTACCATTGACCTAGATGAGTCTATATTCAAATATGTAAAGGAGAACCTCCCAGATCATCCATATTTATGGAAGAGTGCTGACGACATTATAATATCCCCAGATATATTGGTTCAGGAAGTGGAAGAGGCAGAGTTTTATTATCTGCCAGGCTTTAGCTACGAATCTATGCTGCGGGCTGGTGGGAAGGAAAACTTACTACATATAAACCGAAATGAAATTTTTGAAAGCGGGCTATGGACTCCTCAAACTCCTTTTTTCATTCTCTATGTCCATGCTGTTTCTAGTCTGTATGGCGACGATATTGAGCGTAAAATATCTGTTTATGAAGGGGCTAAAAAGTATAAGCCACATATAAAGCCCTGGGAGATAGAATTTGATATCAAGTTTGATTGTGAGACGCACCTAGGCAGGTCCACCAGAACTTTGAGAAAGTGCAACCTAGTAGAGGAAGAACTAGAAGAATTAATGGATTTTATTATGTTCAACAGAGTGGGAGACCCATCCCATAAAAATATATATTTTCAACGCATAGGATTCTGTCATTATCATTTTTACAATGATTTGATTTATAACGTATAATACTTATCTTTGTGTCTAGATATTTATATACGTGAGAAATCTAAGAAACATACTCAATCTACTATTAGAAGCCCCTTTGGATGACGCAACAGCGCAGAAGATGGTTTCCTCAGGAAAGCAGGTATCTATATACTACACAGGAGATAACGAAATCAAAAGAGGTTGGAAGAAGGTAGAACCCATCAAAGTTGAAACCAGAGACGGTGAGAACTACTTAGTAGCCCTTGAAATAGAAGGGCTGGGTAAGAAGCCTATCCGTAGAAGCTTTCAACAAGATAAGATTACTAACTGGAACATATTAGGCACAACTCCTGCTACTGCTGCAGCTA